TCGCGATGAAAATTTGATTGCGAAGGCTTCTGTTCCTACTGGTAACGGTCCTGATGGTTGGACCGTGTTTGGAGTAAGTGGTGATCCTTTCCGTCGAGGAAAGAGTCAAGATTATTTTACGAGTGCGTTACCGTGGCCCCAGAAGTTCACAGCGCCGTCTATTCAGAGTGCGGTTAGTGGACTTGGTATTCAGGCTGCCGATTTGAATATTGGCACAGGTCCGAATGCGAATATTTATGACACCGCTTCTGGAACCAGTACGGTGGCGTATTCGAATTCGTATGATGGTGCGACGGTGCCATATTGGATTAAGGCGAATGCTGCGGGTTATCCGCAGGTGTATGCTGAGGCGAGTGTTAATTCATTTCGGCAGGCGTTTTTGGTGCAGCAGCTGCTGGAGCGAGATGCTCGTGGGGGCACTCGGTATACGGAGATCATTCGTAGTCATTTTGGTGTAGTGTCGCCTGATGCTCGGCAGCAGCGACCTGAGTATATTGGCGGTGGAAGTTCAGCGTTGAACGTTACGCCCGTTGCGCAGACAACTGGCGGCGCTGGCACGATTGGTGTTCTTGGTGCAGCCGCGACGGCGGTTGGCAAGCATATGGCATCGTATGCGTCAACTGAGCATGGTTATGTTATTGGTCTGATTTCTGTTCGTAGTGAGCTGTCGTATAATCAGGGTATTCCGCGGATGTTTTCGCGGTCGACCCGTTATGATTTTTATTGGCCGTCGTTGGCGGGTCTTGGTGAGCAGGCTGTGCTGCTGAAGGAGATTTACGCGACTGGTGCGACTCAGGATAACAATGTGTTTGGTTATCAGGAGCGTTTTCATGAGTATCGGACGCGGTATTCTGATGTGACGGGTCGGTTTAGGACGTATGTGGCGAATACGTTGAATGCGTGGCATTTGACGCAGAATTTTGCGTCGGCTCCGACGCTTGGACGTACTTTTATTGAAGATACGCCGCCTATGGCGCGTGTGTTGGCCGCTGGAGCTACGGCGGCGGATCAGCATATCGAGTATCTTGCTGATATTCTTGTGCAGCGCGAGGCGGTGCGTCCGTTGCCGATGTTTGGTACGCCTGTGACGCTTGGTCGGTTCTAATGCCGCTTCCAGCGTTTTTACCTGCTATTGGTAAGGCGTTGGCTACTGCTGGTCCCGCCGTCCTAGATTTTTTAGGACGGCGGCAGCAGAACCAAGCGCAGAAAGCAGAGGCGAGACGAGCTGAGGCGTTTGCCGAGCGTATGTCATCTACGCAAGTTCAGCGAAGAAAGGCTGATCTTGAGGCGGCCGGTTTTAATCCGGCGTTAGCGTATGGTGATGCGGCGTCTTCGCCGGGCGGAGTGCAGGCGGTTATTGGCAACGAATTGGGTAATGTTGTGTCTTCAGCTCAGGCTGCTAGAGCGGCTAGGCAGCAGATGGAGCTTGTCGGTACGCAATTGAGGATTGCAGGAGAGCAAGCGAAGAAGTCGAAGTCAGAGGCCGCGATTGCGAGTATGGACGAGCAGAAGCGAGGTATGGAGCAGTCGGTGTGGAATGCGATTGCGTCTGGTCAGAAGGTGAATTTGGATTCACCGTTGGCGAAGTCTATTGCGTCGCAGTTTGAAGCGACGGCATTGTCGCCTGATAGTATTCGCGCGAGTAATAGCGCGCTGGCCGCTCAGGCTAGAGCAGCGTCAACGAGTGCAGATATTCAAGGGTTTGAACGTGAGTTTTTACAGAGGATGCAGACAGATAAAGGTAATGTGTCCAAGTTGTTAAATATGATTGTTCCCCTTTTGAGGATGTTTAAGTAATGTCTTTTGATATGAAGGATCTTGAGAGGATTCAGTCGTTGCCGAGTGTTGATTTGGTGTGTAACGATGAAGAAGATATGACTCGGCAGGAGTTTAAGAAGGATTGTGATGTAAATCACATTTTGACTCAGCATGGGTACATGGTGCGTCCTGTTGTTTATGGAGAACATAATTTTGATGATGATCTAACTGCTCAGATGCAGTCTAGATCTGTTTTTCAGTTGTGGTACGATACGGCCCCTGATGACGTCAAGGCGGCGTACCCTGATTTGGGGTCTTTTTTGGCCGCAGTTGGCTCAGGAGCTATTAAAACGGGTCTAGACCCCACGGAGGTACCCTCCGAAGGGTCTAGCCCGTCAGCAAGCCCCCCAGAGGGGGGCGCGCTAGGTTAGCACGTATACTATACTTGATAAATACGTGCTAACTGACAGCTTTTCACCATTTTTCCGGAGGGTAAGGCAATGCGACGGATGGGAGCAAGTAAGGGTCGGTCCGCGAAGCGGTTCAAGGCTCGTGCCGGCCAAACGATGGCGCTCAATCTTCGGTCGCCGCTTCGAGGCGGCTGGAGGCTGTAAGGATGGCGTGCCATCATCCGTTTCGGATGTGGCGTTTGAACGGTAAGGTGAGCCTAAGGAGACCCCAGAGCGATGATGCAGAAGCGATGGAGTTGCCGTGTGGTGGCTGTCTTGGGTGTCGTATGGACCGTGCTAGATCGTGGGCTATCCGTTGTGCTTTGGAGTTACAGAATCACGAGAAAGCGTGTTGGGTTACGCTTACGTACTCGGATGCCAATTTGCCAGCGTATAGGTCCGTTAGGAGAGAGCATTTGTCCGGCTACCTTAAGCGTTTACGAGCGCGTTTGTCACCTGAGAAGGTCAGATTTTTTGGTTGCGGAGAGTATGGCGAGCGTGGCGGTCGTCCTCATTACCATGCCATTTTGTACGGTGTGGACCGTTCAGAGTCGTCGGTTGTTAAGGCATGGGAGGACGGTCTCGTTGGCGTCCATACGTTAACGCCACAAGCGATACGCTATGTGGCGGGTTACTGTGCCAAGAAGGAGGGTTGGCACGGAGAGTTTCGGCAGGTACTTGACAGAAACACGGGAGAGTTGTACGGTAGAGAAGCGCCTTTTTTGTTGATGTCTCGACGTCCTGGAATTGGCGGAGAGGCCAGAAAGTTTTGGAAGAGTTGGTCGAGGTTTGCAGTATTGGATGGTACCAAATATCCAGTACCTCGGTATTTGTATGAGTCGTTTAAGGCGAATGCTGATCCGCAGTTTGTAGAGCAGGTATCGCATGAGAAGTGGAGTCACCGACGGTATAAGTCGCAGGACGAGCGGGACGCGTCCGAGGCGGTTGCCAAGGCGCGGTTATCACTTCAAGCCCAACGGAGGGCGTACGAATGATTGTTTATGCGATTCGTGATAAGGTTGCTGATTCAATTGGCGGGCAGGTTTGGCTTTTTAAGGCCGATGCTGCTGCGATTCGTTTTTTTCATGATGTCCTATCCGATCCGAAGAGCTATCCAGCGAATCATCCGGATGATTATGAGCTGTTGGCGCTTGGTATGGTTGCGGATTCGGGTGTGATTACGACTGATGGGTGTCCGTCAGTTATTTTTACTGGTACGCAGTGGAAGCAGGCGAAGGACGCTGCTGAGGCTGCCAAACTTGATGAGGCTATTGGCTGATGTCGTATCAACTGCCTGCGCGGAAGCTTGCGTCTCAGCAAGATAGCGCGATGATTCAGCGGCCTGATGTGCCGCGGTCGAAGTTTATTGGGTCGTTTACCAGAAAAACGACGTTTAATGCGGGTTTGCTAATTCCATTTTTGGTCGATGAGGTGCTACCGGGCGATCATCTGAAATATGATTGCACGGCATACGTGCGTATGGCTACGCCGTATTTTCCGATGATGGATAATCAGCGGATTGATACGCATTTCTTTTTTGTTCCGAATCGTTTGCTTTGGAATTCGTGGAAGAGATTTATGGGCGAACAGGCTACGCCTGATGAGTCTATTAATCTTACGATTCCGGTGGTTGAGTTGGATAGTGGAGTGACAGTTGGTTCTGTTGCTGATTATCTTGGTTTGCCGATTGCTAATCAGTTATCGGCAAGTATTTTTGTTAACGCGTTGCCGTTTCGCGCTTATAATTTGATTTATAATGAGTGGTTTCGGGATGAAAATTTGATTGCGAAGGCTTCTGTTCCAACTGGTAACGGTCCTGATGGTTGGACCGTGTTTGGAGTAAGTGGTGATCCTTTCCGTCGAGGAAAGAGTCAAGATTATTTTACGAGTGCGCTACC